CTGTTATTCATTTTCTCAATATACTTTTGCCTAAACCTTGTGAAAGCATCTGACACAAAATTCAAGGCTCTGACTCCTTCTCCTACTCCGTCAAAGCCTTTTATAACATCATCATTCTCAACTAATATTACTGGCTCACCATGGTCGTTAATTACTCCATAATCATAATTTTTGTACCAAATATCTATTGTTCCTTTGAGGTTAACCAATTTTTTATATTTTATTCTTTCCAGATACTCTTCTCTGTATGTTGCAGTGTTGCCTCCATAAAAATTTATTTTATCAACCATTGTAGAGTTCTCCTAGTTTATCCCAGTTGTAAAGCTTTTAGAATTCTGTATAAAATCTACTTCTGTACCTTTTGATGTTTCACTAATCTTTATGCTCTTGCCGTTAACAAGGTGGTAAATAACTGTATAACCGTCGTCTCCAATTTGCCTAGACACAACTCCTTTGATCTTTTCTGGCCTTTGATCTGGAAAAGTTCTGAAATCGTCTGAAATTATTTTTGCCATTTGCTCATCCAAGATCAATTTTCCATCGGAATCCCTAACCTGTGTCAGTTCTTGGTAATAAACCGCTGGGGTTTGACCCGGGTCAATTCTTAAATCTGGAGGAGGCTGCGGAACGCTATCGTCACTGGACGCTTCCTCGGGTGTGTCTATTTCTCCTGACTTTACGATCGGCGAGTTGCTTTCTACCTTGTCGTCCCGTCCGGTTGCGTGAGACTCGTACATACAATCGATTGTTGTTTCTGCCTGGCCGTTTGAAATCGCGGTGTTAACACCTATTACAGTGTAATATCCACCAAGACCTAATCTGTAAGACGCTGAATTTATATCTAATGGATTTCCCATCCCAATTGTCCCAGGGTCAATAAAAACTTGACTTCCAGGAAAAAATAAATTATTTCCTATCATTTTTATATTTGCTTTGTAGACCATCTTTAACTCATCGTACATGCCTACCTGGTTTGTCATTAATTGCTCTTGCACAAAGGGCACATCTATCTTACTAAATGAAACATCCTTTAGTAGTCCCATATTTTTACCAATTTCAAAATGGTATATGCCTCTTGCTGCATCGTCGGAAATTTGTCCTGACTTATCAGACGATAACTGCTGTGTTGGGGATTGGTATATAACAAAATAGTCACACTCATCATCAACATTAAGAGATTGAAAGTCTTTTTGCGGACTTGGTATTTGTGATGGAGATATCGAACTCTTTTTAGATAAAAACGACCTTATTTGTGGTCCGGAAAATGTACTACTTGTGAAGTCTGGTGCGGCGCTGATTATGTTTGGAGCTATGCCTGCTTCAGACCATTCTTTGAATGCCATGTCTAATAAGCCACCTCTTCGTATACAAGATTCTAAAAATTGGGGTATAACAAATGTGTTTCTCTGGGTATTCATAACAGAATCATACATAAACTTTTGGTATGTAAAGAGAGAAATCGGAACGTCCGCTAGGTTGATCCTTGTTTTTTCTTCTTTTTCCTTTGACCTTCCAGCGTACTTAAACTCCACATCTGACAATAAAACCTTAAATGTTGCTAGTTTCTTGAGGGCGCCCTCGATAACTTTACGGATGTTTTCTTTTTCTTCTGGCTTCTTCTTTAAGAAGTCTGCTAAACCTTCATTGTTTAGGTGTTTTTTTCCATTTTTTGAATTGTAAAATGAAGGTTGCAGCAATTCTTTCGTTTTTTCTAGATTGAGCCTCACTTTAAGCATAAACGATTCTAAAATATCACCGAAAGTAACATAATGCACTTCTCTTTTCCCAAAGTCAAGATCTTTTAGTGCTTTTGCAAAAGGAGTGTTATTAAGGTCCAGCATGTCGCTTTCTGGTGTTGGAGAGGTTTTTTGATCTGTACCCTCTGGCATCGGGCCCACCATTTGGGATATGGCCCTATCTTCGAAACCTTGCTTTCCGAAAGATGCGTACCTCATCAGATCTAAATAATTTAGTTTTATAGAGTATATCTTTTTTTTCTTATCCAAGTGCTCAAGTATGTGCCTCACTTCGGAAAGTTTAGCCAACTGTGTTTTCTTTTTTCTTTCTAAGGCACTTTTTGTTTTTAATTTTCCATCGATCTCACCTGATTTCGACTTTTCGGTCTTTACAAGCTGTCTGATATCGGCCCGAGCTAATAGGTCCTCTGGGCTATCTAAAACGCTGAACAGCTTGTCTCTTCCTGCATTATCTATTCTTGCTGTATAGCTTATGTCTACGGTTGCTGTGCCATTTTGGTTTATGTTTATGGTGTGATTAAAAACATTCATTCTCAATGCGATATTGGAATCTCTTATTTCGTCTATTTCTTCTTGAGTAAAGATGTCCCTATTTATCATTGTATACCCTAGAGTTGCAGCCACCTCAATTGGGCGAACCATATCTGTTGAATTAACAGAGGATCCTCCCTTTTCAGACCTCACTAGTAAATTTGGCATAGAAATAGTAAATAAATCGGCTAATCGAGCGTAGCCCACTTCTGGCTTGTGAAATAAATTTTCCAAATTGTCAACATATAGAACCAAATTTGCTGTTAAATACTTCGGCGCCGTGAATGGGTCGGTGCCTTCGTAGTTTACAGAAAAAGATTGAATGCCGGCAGCGCCTAGGCGGCTTGGTTGATCCATTGATGCTGCATTTTCTGTTATTGCAGAAATAGGAAAATAAAAAGGAGTATATTGGTCTCCCTGCACTTTAAAGAACCTTAGCTCTGGTACCAGAGCCGATACTTTGTAGGGCTCCAAATTAAAGTAATTTTCCTTTATTAGTGATCTGGAAGATGACTTTTTAGAATTATATATCCTGGACATTACTCCAGTTGTTTGATAGTTGCCGGAAATCTTTTGAATTGTTGCATTGTTTTTTTTTGGTGTCAACTTAGACTTTTGAAGCTTTCCTGATGCGCTTATATTTGAATACATCAGGAAGGCTTGAGGATGAAAATAGTTGTGCGTTACTTTCTTAGCCACTCTATTTCTCCCTTGTGGCTATCACGACTGCCTTATCTAAGGGGACCGGTATATATATAACATCTCCAACTTTACAGTGAATATCTGTTGGCTTGTTGTTAAACCACGCTATAATCCACCAATATTGAGTGCTGCCATAAATCTCATGTGCATATTTGTACATCTTGTCCCCAATGCTCCAGATTTTTTCAACATATTCTAATTCATTTTTTAACTCTTCATCTGTCGGCTCGTTAAGTCTTAGAGGTTCTGTTTGGATCACTTCATCCAAATATTTACGTGCGAAAATATTTTCTCTAAGTTTAGAGTCGATCACAACTTTATTTCTATATCTTTCTAGCATAATGATTTACCTATCTAGCATTTTTTGTCGCCTAGCCGACTCTACTGTTGGGTTGTTTCCTTGTGGTTGTTCTCTGGTTACAACAGGGGCTGCAGAATATGGAAAATTATCAGTTAAAAACTTTCCGTTTTCTGATGCCCACCCTAATGGACTTTCGTGTTGCGGCGTAAACCTAAAACTAATATTGTAATGTTTTGGGAACAGGGATCCATCCCTCTCTACAAAGAATCCTGGCTCCTGGTTTGGTTCGTATGAAAAACCCTCTATGCAGCCAAGCAGGCTGCCACCGCCGTCTGCTGATTGAACCATATTAACAAACTTAACTCTTATTAGCGGTGGAGCTTTGAGTGTTCTACCTAGAGACCCACCTTGGCCATTTAACGGGGCCGTATATACAGGGTACAACATTCTTGTTAAAATGGTGTATTTTGATAGATTTTCTTTTGCGCTGATCATATCAGGCGATAAAACGTCAAAGCCGATCTGCATCTGCCTTGAGGTTGATTGGTACGGCTTCACAGGATCGTTTCTACCATAGATTTCTTCATTTCCCCATGAAACAGAATAACTATCGCTATATTGCGTAAGAAATGCAGGGAACGATACAGTTGTTCCTGTTGCAACATGCGTAAACTTTATTATTTGGTTTTTTGACTCTGCAATTTTATTAAAGTTTGTAAAACTCATGTTTATCTCCTATCGTCCTGGGTTTGGTGAGTTGGCAACATTGCCCTTGGAAGCTTTCGATTCCGATATTGTGCCCGTCAAGATCTTGCCTGTGTCCTTTAAGACAAAAGTAACATTTGTGCCCGAAGGAAACACTGTGTCGGGAGTTTTTGGCGCGGGTGGCAATTGTGGCCCGACGAATGTGGCCGGCTTCAGAGGCGATACAGGCGCTGGCCTGTTGCCATGGCCTGCCCGGGCTTCATGGACGTTCCTTGAGGCTCTTTCTTCGCTTTGTTCTAAAATTTTCTTTATAGCATCTCTGACGGCTCCTCCTACGACTGAGCCGATCTTTCCCGCCTGGTCAAGGGTTGTTCGGGCGGCCTTTTCAAATAACTGTGACGCGTTAGTAACAATAGCTGATGTATCGTCTCTGCCGCGGACCACTGTGCCTCCCAGAAACCCGGCGGATGCTTTTTTCATGGCCGTTTCCATGCCGTCAGCAAACATATTTGATGCCTTTGCCCCCCTGCGAATAGCGTTGTTCATTTTAATCATCTCTCTTTCGTAGGGATTTTGAAATGAGCGTATTGTATCAGTTAGCCCATCCATTTCGTTCTTTAAGTTAGAGGAAGCAACCTTAACAGGGTCTTTCTTCGCCAACTTCTCCATGTCTCTTGCTGCTTTTGGAGCTTCGCCTCGTAAAAAGCGCTTTGTTTCATCGGCATTCATACCTAATGTGGCGCCAATTGCTTTGAGTTCAAACTTTTGCAATTCACCAACTCTGTTGCCGAATCGTTCAAGAACACCCTTCTTTATAGTCTCTGCTCTTTCTGCCTCTGTCTTATTAAGTAAGTCAATACTATTAAACATTGACTTACCAAGTATCTGATTGAGCCTACCGGCCATTTGGGCCGAGCCCTCAAAGGTATCCATATTCTCGCCAAACGATTGAGCCAGCTTCTGAAAACCAACTCCGGTTGTTCTAGACATTTTTTGAAGTTTCATAAAGTTTTCGTTTAATCTATCTGTCGTATATGCGAAGTTTTTGGCAAAATAGTCGTAATCCTGCATGAGCTTTTGGGGATTTAAGGCGAACTCTTTTTGCATGCTGACAAGACCTGCAGTTAGTTGCTTTATTTCTCCAGTGCTCATATTAAATGCCATAGTAGCAGTGTCAACTATATTAGCATATGCCTCTGTGTCATAGCCAGCAGCCTCTAAAGTCGAAGCAATACTAAACAGCTCCTTTCTAAAGCCCTCGCCGACGAAGCCGGCTGCTTGAAAATTGTTTTGAAGGCCTGATATGGCTTTTTCGGCCGCTTTAAAGTTTCCTGTTGCTTTGTAGCTAGCATCTGCCGCGGCTCCGATGGCGGAAGAGAAATTGACCATAGATTTACTATAGCCGGCTTTCGTAAATGATTCCCCAGACTGCCTTAATAATTCAAACTCACCCCTTAGCGAGGAAAAGCCGCCGACGACCTGGTCGACCGGGCCTTTGAGAGCATCGAAAGCTTTCTTGATCTCAGCGACTGCGCCGCCTTTTGCTGCTTGGGCTAGATCAGACGCGGCGGAACCAACATAGGACTTAGAGGCGGCTGCTGAGGCGCCTGAAGCGGCGCCTCCACCCAAAGCTTTTACAAACCCCTCTTTTTGGGATGTGCTCATCTTACTGATTTGGGCTATTAACTGTTTATACTGTTCTTTGTCCATTGCCATGGTAAATGATATCCTTTAGAGACAAATATAGCTATACAATATAAATAGCAAGATTTTGGATTTATTGCTGATTGGATTTTTCTTCTAGGTGCTTGATTAGTCGATCGACAAACCACTGGCGGAGGCCGTTTGGCAAACTGTATGCTTCTGAGAACGACCAATGTCCGAACTGCATCAAAACAAAGATCTGTTCGTATGTACCCTTTTCTACATATTCCTTACTTAGACCAAAACCAGCCCAAGGAAAAGGGCACCTCCTTTTCATCTTGTTTTCCGCAATTAGGGCACGTTGTGTGTTCTATAAACTTTATTTTTGGCAAATTTTCATTATGTACAAGCCTTATCTTTCTTGCATCTGCGGCTGGGAGGATTTCTACCAACTTATTAATAGAGGTCCTATCTGTTACCCCTTGTGCCGAAACGATACACATCCTTAAAAACTCTATTGTTTCATTGAATGGTAGGCTAAGCTTTTCTTTTTGTGTTTTTGATTCTTCCAACAAATTATTATCCGAGGGTGTTAGTAGTTTTATACTGACCTCTAATTCTGTTGCCGGCAACTTAAACGAAAACGTATTGCTATCTGGTGAGTAGTGCCAATCGCTGTCTTTTTTCTCTTGTTGTTGGGATCCCTGCTCTAGCATGTTGGTTAAAGATACTTCCATATTGTAGGAAAATCCGCAAGTGGCGCAATCAGTTTGAAAATTAACAATGTCTCCGTATCCACTTCTTCTGGCACACATAAGTATGGCAACTTTATCACAATCCATTAAATCTTCAGATTTGATGCCTGGAGTTATCATGATGGAGTTAATCAATTTATCAAAAACTATTCCCTGTTGTATAAAGCTATCATTTATCATGATATCTTCTTCGGCTGCAGTCATTGATTTAACTTCAACTTCTGAAATTCCGCTAACGGGGCTGTTCGCGTCATAAAAATTACCGCCGCTGGGTAATTTGACAATTTCAGTTGGCACAACAAAAGAGATACCAAAAGGATTGTCCTGTTTGGCGTCTTCTTTTACTATTTGTGGTGGGGTTGGGAGTTCTTCTTCTTTTTGGGCTTGTATTCGACTTCTATTTCTCGACATTTTTCCTCTTTAAATTAGTCTTCTCTTGCAAAGTCATCACCAACGCCGGTGCTGGTAACATTACCAGATCTGGCATTAAATGTCCATAACCCTGTAGGGGTTGTGGTTCCTGTGATTCTACCTTGTTGCAGATTCTCTATAGTTGCATAATCATACTTTATTGTGACTGTTATGTTCAACAATTCATCACTACTATAATCAAGTGTATCAAATTCTGCAGAGGTTATTAAGGGGTTTTTTATAACCCAAGTTTCAATTGGTTGCGTTCCATCTGCATCTAGTTGTGATAATTTTATCTCTGTGCCTAGTGCTTCAACCATCCCCTTTTTTGAAATTGTTGCTGCTGAAGACTGAGCATAATTATGAGGTATTACATATCCAGAATTTTCTAGAATCTTATACAAACTCTTTGTTGAGTCTGGGTTAACTGGATCAACCAAGGTAATCTGAACATCCTGCCATGTTACTCGACCAGGGTAATTAAATTCATAATTTAAAAATTGGTGTGGAGTGGTGGCAACTTGGTAAGCTGGCTTCTTAACACTCTTTATAACAAACTGGGGCACACCCGACCAATAGAGAAGCCATCTAAACTTTCTTTTTGGCTCAACCGTTCTTTCATTCCAAAATGCCATTATATTAGTTCTCCTATTAATATATATTTGATTATGAGAAATTTAACTGTTATTAATCGTCAAAACTTGCTCCGGTCCTTGTTATGACAAAATCTACAGCAATAAACTCAATCGCTCTTGCCGGCTTAAGGAAGATTTTGGCATACATGATATTTCTATCGATAAGATCTGCAGTGGTTGTTGATTTGTCTAAAACAACCTTAAAATCTGTCAAACCCAACCTAGTTTTAACACTCTCCAAGAAAGGTACAACCTGTCCAGTAAAGCGATTCCATGTTGCTGGCACATTCTGATCAAATAACAATCCGTTTGCTATTCTTGAAACTTCTTTCTTTACGAAAATCAAAAGGCGCCGAACATTAATTCTATCTAAGGCAGAAGGTGTCATCTGTAGTGTCTTTTGTCCGAAAACAACCAAACCTTCTGACACAAACGAAGCAATCGGGTTAATGTTTGCCTCATACAGTCTATCTCTTTGCGAAGAAAGCAACTGCTCTGATACTTGAAGGACTGGAAGGCCAGCATTGCCTTCGTTTAGCCCACCACGATTGAATCCTGCTGGGGCAAACCAAACCTCATCGCGCTGCTCTGTATAGCCCATAACACCTAATGCTATAACCGAAGGCGGGGCCCAGACGTCTCTACTGTTTATAGTGTCTCTGACCTTGACCCATGGGTAGTACGCTGCACCGTAGCTGGAATTAAGTTGCCTATTTATAAGGTTTTTCGCACTCTTTTCGGGTGTAGTGCCTATTCTTTCTTTAAACTTTGTGCACTTCTTTTCTGCGGGTGAGATATATACGTCTGGCAGGTCGATGATTGCCAGGGCGTCTGCCCGGGCTTCACATGCTTGAATCAGCTTAGTTGTCAAGCTTGTGTTGGTTATGCCCGGCATACAAGCCAAATTCATCTCCAAAGCCTCTGGGTCTTTAATTAGTTCTATTGCTCTATCGATTGACGCGTATGCATAGCTCGTTCTAGTTGTCTTCCCAGAAACTGTTCTAGTGCTCATGTTGAATGGATCTGCCTCGGTAATATCAACACCATCAAATCCGCCAGCAAGAGGAATACTAAATGAATTAACAACGTCTAGGATACCTCTTGCGGTGCCTTCTGACAAAGCGGTGTATGCTGTGCCGTCCGCGTGAGAACCAGTCTTAAAATCAACTGATACAGGCTGGAAAGATGAAAGGTCTGCGACGTTAGCACTATCCGAACCACTTATAACAACTTCATCCAAAGTGAAAACATATGCGTGTTCTGTGCTGTTTCCCGACACACCTTTTATGTGATCTGTTATAACTGCACTTGAAGCATATGAAGAACCCCTTCTCAAAAAGTCCTTCATACCCTTATTTACGCTAGCATAACTAATGTCATTTGTTCCTGCCTTTCTGTTGTATGGGGTGTGGCCCAAAACATACTTTGCCTGTAAATCAACTCCTGTCGAACCAGTGGTTACATGAGGGACCGATGGCCAGGTGAGTCTTAAGGTATCGGTAGCAACAGATCCCGAAATCACAATCTTGGCATTTTGTCTGACCCACTTGGAAGCGGCAACAGAGGAAGTTACTGCCGCTGCATTAACAATGTCAGCAGGCTTTATTGGTCCTAGGTAGCCAAATGGAACAGATTTTGGATTATCGGGGCCGTTTTCGCCCACTTCGCCACCCATCTCAACTCTAATATAAGAAGAGCG